CTCTACCATCTTCTTTAGATACCAGATAGCTTTCTCTGCATCCTGAATAGGGTTGCCCTTCTTGAACAGGCGTGAGCCTGTATACTTAATGACATTACCATGGCAGTAGCTGATGGCATCCCAATCACCTAGTACATCCACGATGTAGTCAATAGTTTCAATGCCACTAGCTGCGTAGTGGGCAGGGCTGTTTACCATGTCCTGCTGCTTCATGTACTCCTCATGTCTTAGGGTGTCCATAGCTTTACCTCTCCTGTGTCTGTGTCATACTCACCATTGCGTAGTATACGTGCTAGTCGTGCGTTCTCTAAGGCTACTTCTTCAGATAGACCTTTACTCTTAAACGCATCAACCACTTTATCCCATCCACAACCATTAGCCAAAAGTTTATTAGCAGTCTTGGGACCAACAGTTGGACAGCCGCTGTAGTTATCTGTGCTATCCCCAACCAGAGTTTGGTAGGCGAAATTGTAGTTAGCTTCTTCTTCAGTGATTGTAACAACCTCACCATTAAGCCAGTGCTTTGCTGGTATAGTAAGCAGGTCTTTATCTTCAGACCATATAATAGTATCTGTGTTCGCAGTACCAAGTATCCCAAGGACATCATCAGCTTCTAATCCCTTATATATAATTGTGTTGTACTTACCCATGATGTATTCCCTAGCGTAGGGTAGCAGCATAGGCTTACGAGTTTGTTTCCTGTTAGCCTTGTAGTAAGGCGCAACCTTCTTGCGATAGTTATCTCTGTCAGACAAGGCAACGATGCAGTCTTGAACAGGTGCTTCATCTGTAAGCTTGGTGATCTGATCAGAGATGCGTACAGCTACGTCATCCTCAAAGCAGTGTAGCGTCCAGTGTCCATCACCCCAATTTACTGGTGTCTCAGCAGACATAGCAGCCTTGTACGCAATGATGTCACCATCAATAAGCAGTAGGGTCATCGTGTATATCCTTCTCTTTTTCTTGTTTACGTAGGATGCGTAGTCCTGTCTGTACTTGAATGTAATCTAGGTATGCTTCAACGATCCACTTGATGCTAAGGCAAATACTGACACTAAGAAAGGAACAGGTTAGTATTAGCTTCCATATGAAATCAAAGTCCATTCAACTTCTCCTCTACCTGTACGAGTACTTGTCTTGCCTGTGCTTTCCTTAGCTTGAACCATTCGTTCCTGCGATCACTAGCCATACCCTCTGCTATCTGATGTGCGATAGCCTCAGCCTTACGTCTGTCGTTGGTACTGATTGTAGCTACTACCTCGTAGTCACGGAAGGGACTGCTTGTCTGATAGCCATTACACCTATCATCAGCATCAACAGCCATACCAATCTTGACCCACTTAGGCCATGCTGGATTGGTGATGATGTAGACCATGCCCTCAGTACTACGCTCGTAGTTCTCAAGACCAGAGAAGGCTGCGTCATCGAATGACTTATATCGTCCTGCCTTATAGAGAGGGTGTGATGTTGGTATATACTTATTATTTACAAACATCCTACCCTTGTTACGTTTATTACCACAGTCTCTACACAAGTACTTCTTTTGTCCTTCAAAACTTGGAGGCCAATTTTGTTGAGTTAGCTTTACATTACAATGAATACAATCAATGGGTGTCTGACCAGTTGCGTCCGTACTTGTACTCACTGTCGAGTCTGCATCTGAATCCGTAGTGCTGTTCGACATCTCGCATACACTGTTGAATAAGTCTTCCTGTCTCATCTTCTTGACCTTCCTTTACTACTAACTGAACTTCATCATGTACAAACGCTACGATGGTAGCATCTAGTCCTGCCTTCTTGATAGCATCAGCTATGAATACATACCAAGTCTTACATAGGATTGCACCACAACCCTGCAATAAACTGTTGAGTGCAGCATGGCTGTGTCTGATAGGTGTGTGCCTACCATCTAGTCCCTTGATGTAACCACGCTCATCTGCTGCTTGGGATACTGCATCCTTCAGCTTCTTGAGTGCAGGTAGCTGGCTAAGAAACTTCTTCTTAATACGCTTACCTTCCTTCGCACCCTTGCCTATGATCTTACCAATCTTCTCATCACCTGCACCATATAAGAATCCATAGATGAATGTCTTGGCGTTGTTACGTGTGGGAAGACCAGCAGCTTCTTGGTTGGTGGTGTGTACGTCACCATCTAACACTACCTTAGCATAGTTACCATCATCGTACCTAGCCATATAATGTGCTAGGCAGCGTAGTTCCAAACCTGATGCGTCAGCACCTAATAGACTGTAGCCTTTGGGTGCAATGAATAGGGAACGACATTCCTTACCATAGGCTGCACCAACACTAGGCACTTGCCCAAGGTTTGGGTTGGCGTGGGTACACCTAGATGTGACAGCACCCATATGGTTTACTCTACCATGTAGTCTACCATTATTTTCTAGCTTGAGCCACGCCTGTTTGCCAGTAGCTAGCTGTCCGATACGTTTGTTTAGTAGTAAGTATTCCTGTAGTAGTTTAGCCTCTGGCATGTCAATGCTTTCTAGCACTGTCTCATCTACCTTTGGCTCACCACTATCAGTGAATACTGTAGGCTCCCACCCTCGCTTGATCAGTCGGTCAGCAATCTGCTGTCGTGATGCAGGGTTGAATGGGATGGTCTTAGTCTTAGTCTTTAACTCAACGATGGTAGGCTCAAACGTGTCTACCAATTGTTGTTCGATGTCAGCCTTGCGTCCAGCTAGGCTAGCGTACAGTTCTTGTGCAGCCTTAACATCAAAGTCAAAGCCTCGTTCTTCCTGCTGTACTAGCAGAGTATGGATTACTTGTTCAAGATGCAGCGCATCCTTGCTGAAATTTTTGCTGAGAATTTTCTCATACAGTTTCTGCGTAACCTTTGTGTCTTGGATACAGTAGTCCAGCATTTCGGTTGTGTATGCTGCAAAGCTTTCGCTATGATTATTGAAGTCACCTTTTAATTCTCCTAGCCTTACGCCCCAAGCCTTCAAGCTATGACTGCCAATGATGTTAGCAGGAAACTTACCCTTGCTGTACATAGTGAAGTCTAGTTCTTTTAGGTGAGGCCAGATTGTCCTAGAGTATACCAACGTATCTACTATCTTACCCTTGTAGGTGTAGTCATGTAGCTTCTTCATCACACGCAAGTCGTAGTCAATGATGTTGTGACCAATCAAGGTCTGTGCATTGTCCATAAATTCTAATGCTTCTTGCGTCTGTGTTGGGTCAAAGGTGTGTACCTCGTCAGTGTGTACATCCCTGAAGACATGACACCAAACTTGTGTCACCTCTTTGAGTAGATGGTCTGCTTCTAAGTCCCATATGTATTCCATACTGTGTCTCCGCACTAGTTAAAATTCTACGTCTGGTTCTTCCTCGTCATCAAAGAATACTTCAACCATACGTCCACTGTCCTTCATGTACTGAAGGCTGTTACATAGGCCAGTGTCACCTGACCATCTGTTCTTCAACACCCTGACGTTGCTTATGTCAGGCCGTTCCTTGTCTTGCTGGTTCCTTTCCAATCCAATCACGATGTCACTAAGCTGACCGATAGCAGCACTACCACGTAGCTGTGACATACTAGTCTGTGCGCCATCCTCATGTCCTCTGTCACCAGACGGACGCTTGAGGTGTGAGATAAGTATCATACCACAGTTAAGTTCCTCAACCAGAGAACGCATAGCTGTCATAGTATTGTCAATGATACGCCTTTCATCTCCACCCTCTAGCCCACTAACAACAATACTGATATGATCAAGTACAATAAAATCGCAGCCACAACCACGGACAAGGTAGCGTATCTTGGATAGCAGGTTGTCACTATCAGTACTGCCCCAATGATCATACAGATATACTCTACCTGAACCAACTGTTGCATCAAAGGCATTACGTAACTCCTTGTCATTGATGTCTAGTTCACCTAGATGCAAGGGCTTGTTGAGTTCGATTGACATAAGACCTAAGGCAGTACGCTTGACGTTCTCCTCTAGTGCTATGTAACCTACTGTCTGACCTGACTGGATAAGACCATGTGCTAACTCACGTGCTAGCTGTGACTTACCAATGCCTGATCCTGCTGTCAGTGTTACAATCTCACCCTTGCGACAACCACCTACCTTCTCATTCAATCCAGAGTATGGGTAGGGGATAGACACACGTTCATCTACTGCTGTCACCACATCCCACAAGTCAGTACCAGCTACGATACCATCAGGTCTGTAGGTCTTAGCACTCCACATTGAGTTGAGTAATTCAGTAGTCCTACCAGCCTGTAACATTTCGCTGGCATCCTTAAGGGGTAGGGTAGCTATGCTTGCCTTGTCAGGTGGTAGTATCTTGGCACACTCAATGGCTGCTGCCTGTCCCACCTCGTCCTGATCAAACATCAGACAAATCTTATCGAACTTACATAGCCATTCGATTGACTTAGCTATAGCTTTCTTCGCACCTGCTGCACCATTGGGTACACTAACTACAGCCCACTTGTAGTCAAAGGCTTGACTAACTGACAAGGCATCTATCTCACCCTCGACAACAGTAATCATCTTACCACCATCACGACATAGGTGTTGACCATAGAGGCCAGCATCCTTGAGGCTACCAATAACAGTGAAGTCTTTGTTGGGGTGTCGTATCTTCTGTGCTACAAGATGATTGTCCTTGTTGTAGTAGTTAGCTACATGCACCTTCTTACCATGATACTCAGCCACACCATAGCCCCAATGCTTCAGTGTTTTTTCTGTCAGCTTGCGCTTGGCTAAGTGTGTAGGTGTAGGCTGCAAGAACTTAGTGTCAGTGCTAACCGTATCTCGTACTGGTTCCATACTATTTCCTTCTGCTGGTGTAAACTTATCACACGCAAAGCAGTAGTGATTGCCAGAACTATACAACGCATTGGCATCACTACTGCCACAAGATTCACAAGCCTCATGCCTGATGAATGTACTATTGTCTTCCATTACCTAGTGATCCTCTCAAGAAATATGCTACATGGTCAAAGCCTGAAGCAATCCTCTCTACCACTTTGTCAGGATATTCTATCTCATCGCTTGCCATTAGCAAGGCCATGTCTTCGTAGTCTACAGCGAAATGAAACTCCTGATCATCAATATAGATTGATAGGCTTAGTCCCTTCTCTGTGTACTTAGCATTGATGTCAACATCAGATACTAATTCCTCACTGCAATCAATGATACTCATTACAACCACTCCTTAGGTATAGTACCCTCTGCCCAAACAAAACCTTGTCGGTCTGCCCACTCACCACAGGTCATCTTAGACCCATCCTTTCTTTTCTTAGCACCCTGAATAGTAGCACTTGCCTTCTGAAATACAAAGCGTACATCCAAGTCTGGATACTGTGCCTTGATTGCCTTCATCTTGCGCTGGCTATCCTGTCTTAGATAACCCTTAAGTTCTACTATCATTGTACCTATTGATAAGTCAGGGATGTAGTGACGCTCCACATAATAGGCCAGCTTCTCTGGCTCGTATACATATGGAACGCCACGTTCATCTAGGTCTGCAATGACCCTTGCCTCAAAAGTCCCCTTCGTCATCGGCATTACTAGCAGTAGGTTCATCATCAAACATGTCATTGCTGTTGTCCTTGGCTACAGCCTGTGCAACATACCCATCTTCCTCATCAAAGATAGATGATGGTGCGCCATACTCTACCAAGTCAATGACCTGCATAGCCTTCAGTCGTAGTGATACACCTACCTGCTTGGTTGACTGCATCACATAGGGGAATGGTTCGACAGCAATCTTAACTGTTGATCCGTTACCGACAGCAATAGACTTATCCATTGGTGTCTTCTTTGCATCCACCACTGATGGCTTCTGTGTGTATGTCTCACCAGCCTTAGACTTGATACGTGCCTTCAGCTTAGACTTGAACACTAGGTTGCCAGTCTCATCACCATTGTCATCAACTTCCTTGCTGTATGGTGTAGCTGTGGACAGGACTGCCTTAAGTTTTGGGTTGTCCTTGACAGCCTCTTGGAATTTACTCTGGATAATTCCGTCAAGCTGTTCACACACTGCTGCTGCTTCTGCTTCAGGTATAATAACCTGTGTTGAGTACTCTCCCTCTGGTACGAAACGTGTATCAGGTTCAAATACTTTTGCCCATTGGGCTTTGCCTTTAATGATAATCACTATCATGTCTCCTTAGTTGTTAAAGTTAGTCAGGCTATAGGTACAGGTTAGAACTAGGCAAAAAAGTATTGTGATTTCAATACGTTGTTGATGTCTAAACTGCCCTGACTTGGTGGTGTTGGAACGTCCTCAGTTCCAAGTGTGACAATAGCATGTTGTCTTAGCATTGTCAACACATCATGTTCAGTATACATCTGAACAAACTCTTGTCTCAATACATCAGACAGCCTTGGCATCTCGCTACTGTGTGTACCATAGCTGTCATGTACCATGGCAAAATGTCTGATACCCTGCTGCTTGCAGGTATTGATAGTCTTAGTCATGGCTGCTGCATCCATAGAGTGGATGAAGTTAGGGCTAGCACCTGAACCAGTACGCCGCTTGCTTACTTGGTTAGGTATATCTCTGTTCAGTACTAGCTGTATTGTGTTGCCATTGATTAGGCTGGTGATCCTACGTTTCTCTACCTCGTTGTAGTTCTGCATGACCAACCAGTTAGTAGGTGTTACCCACTCCATGTGTCTGTTGTGTTCAGCATAGACAGCACCAACATCCTTGATGTAGTCCATCACCTGTCGTGCTGCTGTAATCACACCATTGATTGCATCCCACACATGCCTAGCTAGGTAGATACTGGCATCGAATAGGTCATCACCAAATATATCTGGTGTTCCCTTCTCAATCTTATCACGCATAGCTTCCTCAATGTAGGCACGACATGAATGTATTGTGCCACTATATGGTACGATCATCACTGACCTCTTAGTTAAAGACCTGTCGATGCCAAACTCTATAAATTTTTTCGCTAGAATTTCGCCTTGGTCTGCATCCCTAGTGATGTTACGCATAGCCTCATCAGCTACCTCAGTGTAGATGTCTTGAGGTATATCAGATGCTATCAGGTTAGTTGCCCTACCACCACGCTCATCACGCAGGATAGCTGATAGATGTTGCAGTCCGTTGCAGCTACCATCAGCAGATACAGGTAGGTTTGACATGTAACCCCAGCCCTGCTTGACTAGGCCAGCAAACTCTATGCACCAGCCTAGAAACTGGAATGGTTTGTCTGCATCCAGCCACCAGTTGTTGTCGTATGGGTTGTCAGCCACACGCTTGACCTCATCTGCCATGTCCCATGCCCAGCCCTCACGCTGGTCTAGTGTGATCTTGTCGTTGCCATACAGGTTAGCACCATGAATACACAACCATCGTGCATCATCCCATCCATTGATAGGCTTGGCTACCCTGAATGTCATCAATCCCTTACTCCAGTCTGCTGCCTGTGGTGACAGGAATGTGCTAGCTGGATACTTGCGAGAACGAAAGTCATTCTGCCATACATAGTAGAACTCATCGTACTTGCTGTACTGTTCAGCTATCTGTAGTGTACGCTCCACCTGTATGCGTTTGCTTACAGTCTTGTTGTTAAAGGTATACACCTCGTTACGTTTCTTACTCCAATCCTTGAACAGCTTACGCTCTGCCTCATCCATAGCTGCTGGTTCCTTGTTGAATGGGTAGCTAGGTAGTGGTCTGTCCTCTCTGGCTGGTAGTCCTGCCCACTCTTGTCCACTGTCCCACATGTTACGGATGATCTCAAGCACTGGCTTGTTGATCTGCCATGGTGTGTGTTGCAGTGTGTTCAAGCAGTCGAACTCTTGGGATAGGTCACGCTGTTTCAGCTTGGTCATGTGTGCCTTCATACTATCCTCTCCTGATTATACTCAATGGGTCTAAGAAATCTGCGTAGTATCCACCCCCCTCTGTGTCTGTCCAGTCCTTGGGTGGTATGATACATGGTGTCCATCGTGGTCTTGATACTTCCATGTGTGAGTTGAAAGCCTTGACCCATTCCTCTGTGATGGGTGTTGCCCTCAGATATGTAGTCGTCTTGTTTCTACTAGTTGATAGTCTCTCTAGTCTCACTAGTCCTGTGTTCTTAATGATAACATCAACCAGCTTCATACCTACATGGATGCGTTGGTCACTTGTCCATGCTAAATCTTTGTAGCCATCCTTGTTCATCTTGTTAGTCAGGCCGTAGCGTCTGGCTGTTACACCCTTCTCGTTAGCCTTCTTGATTGTGTTCCGTGCTATGCTACCCTCTGCTTCGATCCACTTCTCAAGCCTGTCCTGCATCTCTACGTTGACACCAATATTCTTTGCTACTTTAACCAAGGCTTGAGCCTTGCTGATGCCATCAACCATAGATACTAGGGCTAGGTATGCCACTGCGTCAGGCTTCATGCCTTGCAGCTTCTTGTAGGCTACATCTCTGTTGCTGGTGGGTGTGTCTTGTACATGCTTTACTCCCTCTGCTACTGCACCCACCACTGTAGCAATCATAGTCCTGCCATGCAGTGTGCGTGTCTCTCTACCCTTACCCACTGCATCATCTAACACACGCCTAAACCTGTTGATGCCAGCGTCCAGCATTTCTCTTTCTAATTCAAGCTGTTGTTCTAAACTGTACCCCATAGCCACACCCCTGTTACATGTATAGTATTACTGATAGAATGGGTACGCCTACGATCAGACCAAACATACAAGCAACTTGCATACCTAACCATGCCTCACTGTCATTGATACTAGCTAACATACCTGACAGCATAACCAAGCCTAGCATACCCCAAACAAAACCTTCCATCATTCCTCCCCATAGTTACGCATCATCCAGTGTTGTTGTGCTGATACATGTTCGTACTCAGTAGACTCCACTGCCCACCTCGCGTTACACTCAGGACAGAACCACTCAATCATACCATCCACTGCGTATAGTGCTTCTGCCTCACCATCCCCACACAT